ATGTCCGAGAAAGAGTCCATCACCACCCTGCTTACCCTGCTTGACTCCCGTCAGGCGCGCCTTGCCGCTGCATGCAAGGAAATCGCCGATTGGGTTGATAATCAAGGGGGGCATCCGACAGCCCTCAGGATTCGCGATCGTCTGAACGACATCGAGAAAGACACGCCGCAGATTCGCAGCGCGCTGTCTTCACTCAAACCTGTCGAGCCGCCGCTGCCTCGTTTCAGATGAGTCGACCAAGATACTCAAACCAGGGATTGAGCCCGAGTCAGGACGCCTGATCGGTGATCATCATCGTCACCAGGCTTACACCTGTCTGCGCTACACACCCACCCGGCCAAATTTGCCGGGATTTTTTGTTTGTGTCTTTTCCCATTTCACACGGCCTTCACAACTCATCCCCTACAGTACATCCACTCCTTTCAAGAAATCCCCTGGCCCGCCCGCATGCGGGCCTTTTTTTGCCTGCTATATAACGAACGAACGCCCTCGCCCGCCTGTCGAACGATTACATATCGAGAAGGAGATACCCCATGGTCACTCACTTCAAAGTCGGCGGGCACCTGGCCTGCGGACACAAAGGCAGCAACCTGACTTCAAGCAGCGTACTGACCCGCGTGAAATGCAGAAGCTGCCGCAACACCGATGCGTTCAAAGAAGCACGCAAAGCCGAACGCAACGCTGCACGTCGGGCCGCACGCAAGGCCAAAGCCACCCACACCGCCAATGACTGGCGCGCAGCCTGGACCCAGCGGCTGATCGAAATGCCCGGTTTGCAAAGACTGCCACGCGGTTTCACCGGCCAGCCATTCGTGTAGCTGACTCCTGATCCCCATACGGGGCGCTATAGGAGAGGAAATACCGATGAACAGACTTCTTCTGCTTCTGATCGTCTGCCTGTGCCCGACGTGGGTGATGGCGCAAGGGTGCGACGTCAAAACCCGATCGCAAAGCCCTTCAGTTCCCGTGATCGAAACACATTCCTGCTATGAGTACGAAGGCATGCCCGTGGACTCTATAGATTGGTCCTGCAGCAATGAGAGCAAGGAAATGCTGACCAGCACCAAGAAAAAAGTCGCACAGTGCGGCGATCGCTATCGGGCCACCTGCTTGGGCACATTGACTCCTGAGGCGCTGGCCAACCCTCAATCCATCAGCAAAGACAAGAACAGCAAACCGCTGAACATCCCCGACAATGCCCAGGTCATCACGTATTACTACAGCATCGAGAACCTGCCGCAGGCCAAGATCGATTGCGAAACCGGTGGTGGGAAATGGACGGAGAAGTAGTGTTTGATGTGGATCTGTAGCAGCTGCCGAAGGCTGCGTTCGGCTGCGAAGCAGTCGTAGAATCAGAAATTGCGGTGCGTCAGGCAGACAGTGTCAGCCGGACTCACCACTGCTGCGAAGCTGGCGGCACGCTGACGCTGCGCGGACTTCCCCGCCAGCTCACCGATCAGCTCACGCGCGCAGCTAACCCCTCTCTTATTGCTACAGACGTTTCTGTTCAATGAGTGCTTGAGCTATTTTGTCCAACTCTTCATGGGCTGCAAGCTCGTCAGTCCAGCGCCCTGCCACCTCTTGGTAGTACTCGACCGCTTTGGGGCTATCACCCTCTGGCTGAATAGGGCCGAGAAACGCCACCTGCGGCGGACCATCCTTTTGCGGGCCGAACGTGATCCACACTTTTGGGTCGCTCTCTGGATAACCGTACGAATCCCAATAAGCCATATCGACTCTCCTCAATCCGGCCTCACGCCGGTCCATCAACCAATAGCTCACAAATACACTTCATGCCAGCCGGCGAGGCCCGGCGCCTGACTGGAAACCAATTATGATCCTTTCCCACCAGATACTGGTTGGCGATTGCATCGAGATGATGCGGACGCTGCCTGACCAATCAGTGCAGTGCTGCGTGACCAGCCCGCCATACTTCGGGCCGAGTTATTCGGCGATGAGTGACACTACCCTGTCGGCGAGCTTTTTCAGGCGTTCTCCACAATCAGTCGATGCTTTGTAGTCTCTACACGCGTAATCGCAGGCACTTGGCCCTGCCGAGAGTGGATCATCAAATATTGCTGGGTGCGCTCAGTATCAAAGACCTGATTTGCTGCCTCCATCTCCTCAATCAACTGCCGATTGACTGAGTAATAGCCACAGCTCGCACATTTAAACTCATCAAAACTGCCTACTGGATAAGCCTTCTCGGCGGTATCTCCACATACGACGCAGACAGTGATGCTCATACGCACCTCCGTTGAATGATCTATCAACTGTAGCTGATCCCGAAAGCGCGGAGAGTATGCAGGTGCGAACTGGCGGGTGCATCCGGCCGCCAAGTCGTTCCGTGATGCACATGACCACCACTCATGCCGGCGGCAGCCAGACGCTAGCAGCAATCATCTGACGCCGATGCTGGCCTGCGTGACGAAAATGGACTTGACCTATTTAATCGGCCAGCGAATAACGGTGGCCATGTTGTGCAAGAGGTTTGATATGGCCAGGGAGACCGCTGGAGTGACAGAGCAGTACATACGCAACCGCAAGGGCAAAAAAGTTTCGCCAACCAAGTGAGTTGCGGACCAACTCCACAATAGCGGACCAGAAACAAACAAGGGTTTGCATTAGCTTTCGCCCGCAAACCCTTGATTTTAGATGGTGCCCGAAGCCGGAATCGAACCGGCACGCCCTTACGAGCGGGGGATTTTAAGTCCCATGCGTCTACCAGTTTCGCCATTCGGGCGGTAGCGCGGTAAAGCGGTCTGAAGACTGACCAATAACGATCTGGCAGTTCTGACGCTTGTGCAACAGAGGGGGAAATATATACATCCCGCTCCGGTGAAGCAAGTTCGCAAAGATCCTTTTCAAGACTAAATCTTGCAGGACTGCGAAATAAAAAAGCTCCGTAGATCATGGATCTACGGAGCTCGTTTAAAGTGGAGGCCGAAGTCGGAATCGAACCGGCGTAGGTGGATTTGCAATCCATCCACAAAACAAGCTATATCAATAGGTTAGCATCATAAGCGTTCCGCAAGCTACTGATTTTTAAGGCTCTGTAATCCGCACGGAACAAGGGGCGCCTCTGTGGTTGCGGAACTGCTCCGCTCCCGATTTTTTGCAGCTCGTCGCGCCAACCTCGACCGTCCTTCATGCTTGGATTACTGTATATAAAAACAGTTACCGCAAGGCGCCAACCGTGGACCCCCTCGAAATCGAAGACACCTCCGACTGGCTGGGATGCCCAACTGAGCTTGAAACGTGCACTCACTATTTGCGAATACTGGAAAACGAAGTCCAAGAATTGAACCAGCAGCTGCGAACAGCCAGGGAAAACATCTTCGGTCTGGTGCAGATGTACACCGAAGCTTCAGCGCTGCGTGACGAAGCTATGAAAAATCTTCGGGAAAGGGCCGGAGAATTGGCAGCGGTTCGTAAGCAACTGTACGATCTCGACATATCAGCAAGAGGCCACAAGCGCGAAGCTGACCGGCTTCGCGGGATTCTTGATGGCCTCATAGCCCCCCCAAAAACGATCGTCTAAACAGCTTGAAGACTCAGCTAACATCATGATGCGATCTTAACGACATTGTGAGGTAGTTCTAAGCGCAGCAAAACCGGGCTTGAACCGCAACCCCGCCCTTGTACTACCGAAACCCGCACGGCGGTGGACGGGTGGCCAGCGACTTTCCCTCGACAGAATTCGTTATGCGCTTAGCCTTCTGTCAGGAAATGAACAGAGATCCTGATCGGCCGATGTCTCCTGGAAAGCAAATCAGCAGGCTCGGCGTGATGGAGAATCGAACAGAAGAGCAGGCCAACCATGTATCTAACGCGGCCTATTTTTTACTCTAGCTAAGCTCTGCTTTTTTCGCTTTAGCTTTTTGGCCCGTCTTTCTTCAAGAACTATTTTACGTTGATCCAATATAGAGGTCGGCATATCTACCTGGTTTCCGGAAAGCCATTGCACCCAAGGGCTAACCTTACTCCAATCTCTTGTGATTGATGTATGGCCATTAACACTCAAATATTTTCGCCACTCTGTAAAATAGCTCCCGCCCGAAAATCCATTACGCTGCTGGTATGCATGTTCGCATGCAACGGCAGCTTCTAGTATTGCATCGATACGAGCTATAGTACGGGGATGACGAGCGTTGGGATCGGGTATCTCGGAGGAATTTTCCTGAAGAATAGCTAACTTTAAGCTTATATGGAAAAATCTTTCAGAGAAAGAAGGGTGTATTCCAGCACCATTGTTGTTATCAGGAATGGATCTGATTATCCAAAACAACACGAACGAGGCGTAACGTCTTATATCGGTATCAGACATTACTTGGCCGAACATATGTTGAAGAAGCCTGAATATTCCGGCAGTCGCGCATAGGTCGGCATCATGCTCAAAAGCACGCTGCACAGATTTTTTATTTCCGAGTCGCCGCTCCACTTCATGGTGGAAGTGAAACATATGTGTAAATTCATGGCCTACGACCCAAGCCATACCTAGCCTAGCGACCAGATTCTCACCAACCACAGCTGGTGCCTTATTGCCAAGGATCTCATACGCTTGCGGCCATTTCGCATCCAGACAGTGATTAATCATGCCTGCCGTAACAACTATGAACCCCAGTGGATTCACCTCCGCCCCCACTCTGCTGGTGGTTCTGACGAATACTGGTGGCACTTCTATTGATACTCGGAAGTTCCTTGCCATTAAATCTAAAAAAAACAAGGCAAAATCCGTCAAGCCAGAAGTTTCGGCTCTTCTGTACCCTTCGCTAGGTATAGTTCCTAGATATTCTTCAATAGGAATTGTTCGTGCATCGTCTATAGCGACAAAGTCTTCCATTACTTACCTTCCAATGACTTTGTTAATTAATGGCCCTGAAAGCGTTTATCCCCAACACCTTGCGAACTGGATACCAATTGAAATCTTACGTCGACCGGCACTAATCCTAGATCCAATTTATGCTTACTCTCAATATAAATCTAGTTGCACACGCCGATTGTGCTGGAGGGGATAATGGGCGAGCACATGGATAGCAAGACCTTACTGTATAAATAAACAGACTCTAGGCTCGCTTCGCTTTGTGCACGAAGCGGGAGCCGTGGCTGGACTTGCAGGGGCAATCTGCGGGGACGGCGGCCGGATTGAATGTTGACGCATCCACTCCGGCCGCTCTTTTTACTTAGGCGTTGAGACTTCTTTGGCGTAGGCCTGACAGGCCGCCAGGGCAATCAGTCCTTGGTCGCCGGCATCGGTGATGCCGATAATTCGTTGAGCATGCGCCGGGTTAAGTCGGGCGCGCGCTCCGTCATGAACCACGCCGCCGGCTGCGGTACCGGCTGGCACTGAACTGCCACCGGTTGGACCTTCGGCAAGGAGGACTGACAGCCGCAGATCAGCAGTAGCAAGCCGATCGCGCAGGCGAGCCTGGTTGGTTTGAGCATCGCTCAGTTCCTTGTAGTGGGATTGTTCACTGCTAGACAAGCGCTGCTCCAGGGCCAGGCGATTTTCCTGATCGGCTCGGACTTGGCCCGCTGCTGCATTACTGATGGCGGTCAAATCGTCCTTGTGCAGACCAGCCTGTTCAGCCAGCTGCGTGCCGTACCGCCAGTCCTGCACCTTCCAGGTAACTCCAGTCGTCAGCAGCATTAGGACCAGTACGCCTGCGGCCGCCAACTTCAGCGACGCGGGGCTCACGGCACATCCCTGAAAAAGACGTGGTGGCCGAGTCGGAATGTCTGTTTCGCTCCCACAGTCCACGCCGGTGCTTTCGGCAAAGTGGTCGCGTAGTAGTGCGTGGCCCCACCGGTGGGATCCGGAACCTTGCCGGTCATCACCTGTTCAGCGGCGATCTGCGCTTGAACAAACTCGCGGAACGGGATCGCCTTGGCGAAGCTCTTGCCCGTGTATTGCCGCACCGCCTGAGCCAAACCCAGCGATTCGGCATGGACCTCGATCGGCGACAGCCCCACGTAATGGTTGGTGCTGAACCACCGTACGTGGTGAATCATGCGCATCGGCAGAGCTTCACCCCCGCTGATCCGGTAATACGGCAGCATGTCGCCGCCCTTCAGCACCTGCACCTTGTCGTTGCACAATGGCCAGAGCGCGGTGACGTTTCCGTCGTCCCGACGATCAATGAAGCTGTAAGCGTTACCCCGCAAGCCGGCGGCACCTTGCGTGCACTCCCGGTATTCATACGGCGTCTGAAATCCGTTCGGCTGGTACCGAAGGACGTCATACGCTGGGTGGTTGATGGCGGCTTCACGCTGACCTTTATCCAGCCGGCGGTACATCTCGCAAGGCAGTTGCCCCATTGTCTCGGCCAACAGCGTGACGCAGTTTTGTAGGATCGGCAGGCCAAGCGCCGACTCGGGCGTGACCTTCACGCCCGAGCTGTTGCGGCCACCACCAAGAAGCCCACACGCCAAAAGCCGCCGCCCGTTTCTGTCAGATTTCCGCGCCCCTCACCGAGCACGCTTGAAAAGAACATGCTCAACCTCCTTCGGGGGGATTTCCTTGCCAGGACATCTCGGCCGCAGGCAACGGCCTCGGTATCGCCGGCGCCCGCTCCGGACTGTGGCGGCAAATGGCACGAATTACCGATGAGGTACGACCGCGGTACATCGAGCTGGAGAACTCACCATTGCTTGTGGGAAGAGGACTTGCCGTGGTTCTCGGTGACCTTGCCGAAATGGGGTACGACGCGTGGTGGGGTGTTATTGGAGCGGCTGATTTCGGAGCGCCCCACCAGCGAGACCGGATCTGGCTCGTTGCAGAAGACACCGATCAGAAGGTGGCCAACGCCCGTGGCCAGCATGTCGAAGGGATCCTCCCCTGCCGCCCTGACTCGCAAGTCCGGCGCCGACCGCTCGAACGATCGCCTGGATCACGCAGTAATGGCATCGGATGGTGGTCATCTGAACCCGGAATGGGTCGAGTGGCTGATGGGGTGGCCCATCGGATGGACCGACTTAAGGCCCTTGGCAACGGACAGGTTCCAAGAGTGGCAGCAAATGCATTTTATGAACTTTGAAATCGAGGTGCCAACATGAACAATTCCGGTGCACCAACTCAATTGCTACCTCAAAGCGAGACTTTGACCGAAGAGGAGCTAACGGCCATAACAGGCTACAAAATCCCGTCCTTCCAGCGCCAGTGGCTAACCAGTAATCATTGGGAGTTCGTGTTGACCGGCGCCCAGCGGCCTGTTGTCGGTCGGGTCTATGCCCGCCTAAAGCTTGCCGGGGTCAAACCTACGGCAAACAACGCCGTAGCCGAGACCTGGACTCTCGACCTGGCACGCGTGGGCTGATGATGCGACAGAAGAAATCAGCCAACCGGGATCTGCCACCACGGATGATCCGACGCACCCGCAAAAGAAAAGGCGGCACTGTCTGGACGGGTTACTACTACAACGGCAGGGACGCCTTCGGCAATCGTGTCGAGATCCCGCTCGGTGGCGACCTCGACGAAGCCAAGATCGAATGGGCACGGCTCGACCGCAAAGCGACACCCAAACCGGCCCACTTGATGGGTCGGCTTTTTGACGACTACGAGTCGAAGGTGATTCCGACCCTCAAACCAGGCACTCAAAACGATTATCAAAAGGGGCTTAAGCAACTTCGGAACGCATTCGAATCGGCCCCGATCGACGCGATCACACCCCAGGTGATCGCGCAGTATCGTGACGCACGTACGGCAAAGGTGCGCGCCAACCGGGAGATCGCCCTACTCTCAACCATGTTCACCTTTGCCCGCGAATGGGGCCTGACTGACAAGGCCAACCCCTGCTTCGGCCTACGCCGGAACAAGGAGACGCCTCGGGACTACTACGCTGGCGATATCGTATGGAACGCCGTATACGAACAAGCTCCGCAAGAGCTCAAAGACGCGATGGATTTGGCATATCTGACAGGCCAACGCCCGGCGGACGTCCTCAAGGCATCCGCCACCGATATCAACAACGGATTTCTGATGGTCGGTCAGGGCAAGACGGAAAAACGCCTGCGAATTCGCCTGTACGACGGCGACACCGAGACCGACCTTTGCATATTCCTCAACGGTCTACTCGATCGTCGAGCACAGGCTGGTACCAGGACCTCGATCTTGATCACCAACCAGGTTGGCCTGCGCATGAGCTACAACATGTTGCGCAATCGCTGGGACGAAGCCCGAGACAAGGCAGCCACCAAAGCAGCGGCCGAGGGTGACACAGAGCTGGCCGTCACAATCCGAAAGGTTCAGTTCAGGGACATCCGACCGAAGGCCGGCAGCGAAATCGAGGACATCAAGGACGCAAGCCGCCTACTCGGTCATTCAACGGAAGAGATGACAAAGAAGGTTTACCGGCGAGTCGGCGAAATCGTCAAACCTACCAAATGAATGAACCCTTTCAAACAAGACTGACTGTTATCAGTCAACTGTCTGGTTTAGCAAATGCAGGGTCATCATCTTCAGCTATCAATACGGTAAAAGCTGTTCTGGACTGCAAGCAATTATCTGTCTGCTCACTATGCAGTGCATATGCATCAACATCTGCCCACATTTGGACTACTCCTTCCTTTCGGAACACCTCCAGCGGCAATGGATCCGTCGCGTATGGGTTGTGATAGATACGCAGTCCATCTGTGAGTGTTTCGGAGCTTTCGTTACCTCGACAAACTTTCCGCCTCAACGCGCCATCGGGAAAAGACCGAATTGAGGCGATCATCGACAAAGGGTTTCCAGACATCGCGTCTACTTTCCCCCAAGTAGCTAGATTACTAAATATTACAGCACTGATATGTTTGAATCGCGGAGAATTGAAAAATCCTAACTCGATTTCTGTCCCGTTACTTTTCTGCACTGTGCCTAGCGATCGGCCTTCAGGACCGTTAGGGAATTTTTCTGGGCTAGCTAAGTACTCGGCTTCGTCCACATAGTAGTCGAACAGGAGAGCTTCTATTGCCCGATAGGCTTGAAGATTGAACTTAGGTTGTTCGAATGGCGCCAGCGCCAATACAAATGACCGACCCTTTACATGATCGTGGTTACAGTACTTTTCTTTGAACTTATCGGACTTAGTGCTGAACGCACTTGCTAACCGTATGATGGCGACGCGATTTAACTCATTGAAATCAATGTTATCAAAGTAGTCTGGTGTTAGTTCTTTTTCCCACTCAGGCATTTCTCCAGCAGCATGATTGGCAGTTGTAGCCTCTACCGTGAAAGTTTTTTCTTTTGCCGTAAGAAGAAAATCAGGTGCTGGAAATTTCCAGTCAAACGCAAATCCGTAGTCACGAAAAACTGCGTAGAGGTATATTTCCCAGAAACTGGAATTGAAAGTAGTCTGAAACTCCTTAACAAATTTCTTATCCCGATCCGGAAATCCCGCAAGCCAACGCAGTAATTCGCATCTTGCATAGTGTCTACCACGTCGATCATCGGTAATCGATTTAAAATGCTGATGGAGCCTGTCTGGTGCGAACAGCGGAGTCAACAAGTCCATTTTTAGCCTACCTATCGAATAAGCATGCATATAGGGCAT